CCAATGAATTTTCCAGTCTTGGAAGAGAGGAGTGTTGACGCTTCCAACTTCAGAAATATTATCGAAGTGATGTTGGAATGTTTGGTTCCACGCTTCGAACTTGTCTCTGAGATTGTGTTCTGCGTCTTCGAGGATGGTTAGTTCCCAATCGCCGAATGTTCTATCGCCTGGCATCTTAAATTGACGGCCACGCCAAGGAACGACGATTTCACCAATCTCTGAAGCAGGGATTGATGCTGATTTACACATAAACTTTAGTAGACCGCCATCGCTGTTGTTGCCGATTGCGCCTTCTACTTCAAAGAGGTTTCCTCTTGCTCCACCATTTTGAAGTGCTTGTGATTTGAATTCGTTTAACATCTGTGTTATCTCCTTTAGTAGTATTTAGGTGGGGCGAGCGAACCCACCCCACCAAATACCAAGATTTCTTTAATTACGCCCCTGCGACTTCTTCGAAGTCTACACCTGTTCGGACTGCTACGAAGTTGAGTTGGATGAAGTTGATTGAACGAGCAGGCTTGATGAAGATGTCTGCAACGAATTCGTTGCGGTCGATTACTTCACCAGTATTGTTACTCTCGTCACATACAACACGGAAGTCGAAAATACCTCTTCGTCCCTGAACATCTCGTAGGAATGGTTCTACCATATTTACGAAGTTGGAACGAGTAAACTCATCATTGAATTCGAAGAGTTGGTACTTAGCGGCAGTTGCAATTGCTTTCTCAAGGACGATGAAGAGTCGGCGCACGTTGATTCTATCAAACGCACTTGGCTTTCTCTGCATAGTCTTGTCCCCGAAGAGGATTGTACCCTCGCCTGGGAAGGCAACTACTGGGTTAAGGTTGTTCTTATAGAGGTTATCTCTATGAGCCTTGCGTGGGTTGTAAGCAAGTTTTACGATGTTACGAATCTGTCCACGGTTGAAACCTGCTGGTGAGAACCAAGCATCGTTGGTGTTCTCTGTTCTAGCACAGAGTCCTGCAATATCACCGTTGAGTGGAACCCAACGATACATATCGTTGTATCTGTCGTACTGATACTTCCAACCACTGTCGAAGACACCGTATGAAGATGACTTGTTAAGTGTGTTGTTGTAGTAATCCACCGCGTTTGCTTGTGCAATACTTGGAGTTTTATCTACAACATCGTTCTTGAGAGGTGAAAGGAATGCGAGTGCATCCTTACGAGCATCTACAAGGTCGATGAGTTGTCCAGCGACAGTTGCTTCTGAGTCACCACCAAGAATTAGGTTTACATCAACAGTTTCTGAATCTTCGAAGTGGTCATACCCGTTTGTGTAGTAACCAGTGTTCGAGAATCCAGTACCTTCTGAACCACCCGATAGAGTGTAGTAAGCGTTTCTTCGTAGTGAACCGAATGTGAATCCAGAACCTTCTCCATCAGTGGATGTTTCGATGTCGGTGAAGACTTCACCCCAGGCTCTACCTGCGGCACCACCAGAAATACCAGTGATGTTTGGGCTAAGGTTGTCTGGGTGGTCACCCCACCAGATGTACTTGGAACCTTCGTTGACTCTGGTGATGTAGTAGTTACCAGTACCATCGAATCTCTTGGCATCTTTTGCTTTCGATGCTTCGAATGTTTCGAGGACTGTTCCCTTTGCACCACTGAAGAGTCCATCTTCATCGATGACTGCAATCTGGACTTCATCGTTGACTGCTTTGAATTTGGCTCCATCAGTTGATGTGTCTGGTGAGCGTTCAAAGTTACCAGCGTATGCCCAAGTTACGGTTGCAGTGATACCTGCACCTGCATCTGCGGCAGCAATTGTTGAGTCAAGAAGAATGTGAGTGTAATCTGTATCTTCAGCAGTATGACTTGATGTATTACCACCACCTGCAAGGATTCTTGTTCCTTCTACAACGCTGGAAGCACCAGAAGCACCACTGAATCCTGTTACAGTGTATGTGTTGGTTGTTAGTTTGATTTGGTCACCAACTGCGACTTCTTGCCAGATTTCTGGACGGTTTAGTCTATTGTTCGCTACCCAACCACCAGAGTCATTACCTGCACCAGTTAGACCGATGTATGCTTTACCTTCGACGGTAGTAACACCACCGAGGGAGCCGGCTGCACCAAAGAATACACGGGTGTGTTTATCAGAAACTGAAACCTTGAGTGAGTTACCGAGGACGCCTGGGTACTTAGCGGCCCAAGCAACGGTGTCATCATCATCAAGACCAGTGGAGAGGGAACCTGCGGTAGGTCCTCCATTGAGTGCGGTGTAATATGCATCTTCATTCTTAAGCAGAATACCACCAGAGTAGGCGTTATTGCTATCACCTCTACCAGTTGTGGCAGCGACTGCGTTAAGTGCATTGGAGTTTACCACGCGAACGACTTGAAGTGCGTTGGTATATCCAAGGAAGTTAGCGGCTGTCCACCACTGAGATGCGTTTGTGTTATCAGGCTTTCCGAAGAGAGAAACTAGATTGTTTTCACTGTCAACAAGAACTCGCTCGTCGGCGGGTCCCCATTGGAAGTAACCTGCGATACCGCCAATAGTAGTGGCAATAGCAGGAACAATATTAGTAAGGTCTTTCTCGGTTACATTCACGCCTGGGCTGATTTGAAATGGCATTGAATCTCTCCTTTATTTTTATTAAAAATACTAAGCATTTGTTTGCTTTTTTGTGGTTTTTCTTCATCTTATGTATAATTTTGACAGATTACGACTACATCCAACTGTTATCTTCGTCTATCGTCCACACATCTCCATTGTCATCTTTGTATGTTTGTACTTGACTATTTATGCCATCTTCAATGAATCCAAAAGGAGTCATATCATCTTCAATTTGTTTCATTTTATCTTCATAGAGGTCTTTACGAATATCTAGATTTGTCAATTCTTTAAAATATGACTGGGTGGTTAACCATCCAAAGAGAACCAATGTCATAACCAAGTCATCGTGATGACCAGTTTCTGCCTGATATGATTTCTTNTTTGAAATGAATGATACNAATTCTTTAATTGTGTCATAATCTTCAACAATTAGTTTATTTTCTTCTACCATACTNTTCAGGAGAGAACATCCGATTCGTTTCACTGCTTCTGTGGTACGAATACCATACTGNCTTTGACCAGAACCAAATCCACCATCTAGGGTTTGTCCTTTTCTACCACGAANCGTAGTAACCAAAAGACCATCNTATTCCATTTCGCTGTGAAGAATGTCCGCAACCTGACCACCAATGTCATTCAGTTCTACTAGAATGTGGCAGTTATTATATTGTCTTGCTGCCGAATAGATAGCGTTCGGATAGACAAGTGGAGACATCATATTGTTTCGAAACTTTGCTACCAGTCTATATGGCATTTCTGTAATGTCCACAATTGTAAATGCGTGATAATCCAATCCCTGTCCACGGGAAACATCTACACACATTACATAAGTATGGTCCTCTTCTGGTTTAATTAGTACATCGAATCCTTCATCATTCGAGAATACTGGTTCATTGAATGACAACTCTTTAAGTTTTTTCGACTCAATGAGAGTATTGACACTACCAACAAAGTCACATTCAAATTCTGTTCGGAATTGTTGTTCGGAGGTGTTTGCAATGGTTTCTTCTTTCCATTTCTCATCACGACCTGGAATCTGACTCCAATGAACCTCAATAGGAACATACGAACTTCTGCCATTTATTGCATTGTTCCAGAACTTATAGAATAGGTTCATACCGTGTGGTGTTGAAACCATCAGAACTTTTGTCGTTTCACCAGAAGTAATGGTTGGGTATACCGAACTGAAGAATTCATCTGCCACTTCGTGGGGAACGAACGCAAATTCGTCAAGGAAAATTAAGTTGAAAGAACTACCACGAATTGCACTTGAAGAAGTTGCGGAAGCGAGGATTCTCGAACCATTTTCCAGTTCGATTGTTCCTTTATTCCACTGCTCTACTCCCTGTTGGAGCCACTTTGGAAGATGTTCGTATGCTAACTTCAGACGATAGAGAAGTTCCCGTGCAGTCGCTTGTTTGTTGGCAAGAATGGCAACACTTACTTCAGGATTGAAAAGAACATAGTGCAAAAGATAAGCAATCGTCGTCGTCGATTTACCAGACTGACGAGGCAGTTTACAAATCACAAATCGATTGTCGTGAATCTTAGTTA